TGAACGTGCCGTAAATCGGCGCAGGCACCGCGGCAATCGCCGCATCGGCCGGATCGAGAATGACCGTTTTGATCGCCGCTTTATTCCAGATCGACCCGGTAAGGTTCGAGCCATCATCATCGACCAGCGCATTCCACGGGCCGCGATCAATCGCCATTAGGCGTCCGCCTTTCGTATCAGGGATTGCAGAATCGCCTCGAAGGATTGCCGCACGGTGCTCGCCGTCACGGTGAACTTCGGCGCGAGGCCGGCGATGCCGAGGTCGCTGATCGCGACATCTTGAATCGTCAGCGACTCATGGATCGCTGGGGTCGTCAGATTGATCGTGACGGTCTTGCCGCTTTTCGTTTTCTGATCCCGCGTCGCATAGGTGACCGTGACGAGCGGCCGGCTGTACAGCTCGAGCTGCGCATCGCATACCTGAATTAGCGACGCCTCGGTGCGCCGTTCGTCACTCCAGATGTGCTCATACACGCCATCCCCGCCACCGTCGAGCGCGGTCATATAGGCTTGCGCCGCGAGGTCGTCCCGCTGCACCCAGACGTGAATCGGCGCATTGCGGATCACGACATCGAGGATCCCGGTCACGCCCAGGAGGGCGGGCGCGGCCGTGATCGTCGAGTTGTAGGCGACACTCGCGACGAGCGCCCCCGGCCCTGTCGGCGGAATCCCCGTGAGGCTGTTGCCGGTTTTCGCCGTGTAGCGGATCCCCTGCTCGCCGTTGCCGACGACGGCCCAGCCGCCCGCGTCGGCGAAGGCGGACGTGTTCGCGACGATGATCGCCGTCGAGCCCGCCGGGACTTGCCCGCTCGGTTGCGCGAGGCCCGAGCTGTCGACGGTCGGCGCGAGCGCGCCCAGGGCCGCGTCGGTCGCCGCATCGCGGATCGTCTGGGTCACGTTGTCGGCAATCGCCGTCAGGAAATGCAGGTTCGCGCCGCCCGAGCCCGAGCGATAGATCTTCCGCCCCGTGACGCCCGTGCCGCCGAGCGCGACGATCACGTCCACTTGATTCGCGACGGCCGTGTTGCTGCCAGGCAGCGCCCCGCCGAGGCCCGCCGAGGCCGTCGTGTCGGTGTAGGTGGTCTGCGTGTTGTTCGGGATCGTGGTCAGCAGCTTGTAGGGTCCGGCGCCGGACCAGCGATAGAGGCGGCGCGCGGTGACGTTCGCCGGGCCGATCGCGAGCCCCGTCAACGGCACCGTGAGATAGGACGTGCCGCCGGCCGTATCGGTGACGGGCGCGGGCGCATTCGCCGCGACCGAGGTCGTGTTGTCGATGTAGGTCGCCGGCGCATTGTTCGCGATCGTCGTCAGCAGCTTGTAGGCCGCCCCGTTGTCGGAGCGGTAGACCTTGCGCCCGACGGCCCGGGGATCGCTCGACGTGGGCACGGTGACGTTGGCCTGATCACCGGGCGGCGTGCCGATCGGGCCGCTGCCGCTCCGCACCGGCCCGAGGCTCGCGTCCGGGACGCTATCGGTATAGTTCGTCGTGACATTGTCGAGCGCGGCCACGAGCCGCGTGAGGCCCGTTCCACCTTCCGTCCGATACAAGCGGCGCCCCGTCACGCGCGGATCGGGACTGTAGCGCAGATACGAAAAGTGCAGATCCGTATACCCGATCGGGACGTTGAACGGCGCCTCCGCAGGACTGAGGGCCGTCTCATACCCGCCGATCACGAAGCTAAGAAAGTAGATATACGTCCCATGTTGCGGGGGCGGCCCCGGGACCGGCTCCATCGTCCCACCCGGCCCTTGCACGCTCACGGGGGCCGCGAGGGCCACGGGCGTGATCGCGGTCCCGGCCGGGCCGGGCAGCGTTTCGCCGCCGTTGCCGGTGACCGTCGTCTGATACCGGTATGTCGTGCCGACCGCGAGATTCCCGGCCACGCCCCGCAAGGCCGCCGGCGTGAGGTCGGGCGCCGGAATACCGATCCCCGCGACCGTCGTGACCGGCCCGCTCTGCGGGGAGATGGTGGTTTCCCCGGTCGCCGTGACGAACGTCAGCACGTAGTAATGGGTCGCGGGCTCGACAGCCCCGCCCGCTTGCACGGCGCCCGGCTGCGGCGCGGTCGCGGGCGGATTCACGAGGCCCGTCGTGATCGTGCCGATCGGACTGATCAGCGATTCGCCCGTGGCCGTCGTGAACGTGTAGCCGTATTTGTAAACGCCACCGGCCAGCCCAGCGCCATCGCGTAGCAGGAGATTCGGCGTCGCCGAGGGGGACGAGCCCGGCCCGATCAGGCCGCCGCCCCCGCCGCGCTGCGTGCCCGTATATGTGAGAATGCGCGACGCGGCGCCGTCCGGCGTCGAGCCGGCAATCGCCTTTCCCCCGGCCGCGTTGAACATCTCCGCGTTGTCGAGCGGCACGATCGTCTCGCCGATCCCGATCCCCGCCGCGATGCGCGAGCTGGCGCCCTTCCCATAACAGCGCGTGCGCACCTGCGATTTATCGATCGCCCAGGTGATCGCGGGCTCGTGGAGGAAGCGGTTCGGCGTGTCGTCGATTGGATCGGGCGGCGTCCCGGGCGGCGTGATGAAGAGATACAGCGTCTTGTTCTCGAAATACCAGTAGCCGCCGACGAGCTTCGCGAGCGCCGTCAGGCAGCCTTTCATGCCGCCTTCCGAGCCGTCGAAGTTGATCGACACGAGCGGCAAGCCCGCCTCGACACCGGCACTGGAGAAGCCCGGCGCATACGTGGCGATGAGTTCTTGCGCGATCGTCGTGGCCGACACGTTGACATACGGCCGCAACGGGCGCTTCCGATTCGCGCGGGCCGTATCGTCGATCGCGGTGACCGGGTGCAGCACCGTCGACGGCCGCCCCTTGTAGGTTTTCTCGACCGTCTGCAGTTCGCCGCCGAAGAGCAGGACGGGCGTGTTGCTGTTGATCCAGACTTCGAGCGACTGGCCCACGTTCGGCGCGGCGCCGTAGATCGTGAAGGCGCACGTGTTCGGCGCCTCGAAGAGTGCGTCGCGTATCTGCATCGACTTGTAGATCACGCGCATCGCGGCCCCGGGCTGCGTGAGGTCGATCCCGCCGAGGATGATGCGGATATGCGTCGGCCGCTGCGCCGCCTGATCCGCCGTCAGATAATTCAGGCGGAAGTTATTCAGGCGGGCGGTGCCGAGGACGGCGGCCTGCAACGGCATCAGTTCACCAGCGAACCGCGTTGCACTTGGCTGGTGATCGTCTCGCCCACTTTCCGCGCAAGCCCGTCTTGCGTGTCGACGAGATTAAAGGTGTTCGTAATCGTCGGCGCGCGGGTCGCGAGGCCCATCGAGAGCGCCCACGACAGGAAATCTTTTTGCGGGGTCATCGTGAACGCGCCGCCGAGGGCGCCGCCGCTGGGATTCTTGCGCAGAAACTCCGCGAACACCGCCTCGAAGCCGCCCTGATACGTGACGTTCCCCGTGTTGATCCCCACGGGCGCATTCCCCGGCGACTTCTGATCCATGCCGGGCGACACGCCGGACGCGATCGCCACGCTGCGAAACACCGTGTCGAGCTTCTCCAATTTCGGCACGACCGTATCGACCGTATCGGCCGTGAGTTCCAACATGGTTTTAAATTGATCGCCGGATTCAGCCGCCACCTGAAACTGTGTGCCGACCGTGCGCATCCACGTATCGAGGGATTGCGTCGCGGGTTCGAGGGCGGCGAGCGTCGCGATCTGTTCGCGATACGCCTTGTCGAGCGCGTTGATCTGAATCGTCGAGAGGTTGCCCGCCGTGGCGATCGTCGTGAGGGATTGCCCCATCGCGATGTAGGCCGTCGCCGTCGCAGCCGCCGCCGGCTCAATGGTTTTGAGGGTGTCACGCCAGCCGCCGCCGGCTTGGTTCAATTCGAGTTGCGCTGCGTTCACCTTCTTGATGTGCGCTTCCTCCGCTTCGTGCCAGCCTTTGAGGATCTTCGCGTTCTCCGTGGCGCGCTGGGTGTAATACTCGATCGCCTCCCGGCTGATGCCGTAGTGCGTCGCGAGCTGCTGCACCGTGGAGCTATGGTTCTTGAGTTCCGCCGTGATCTGCGGCATGTCCGCTTTGTGCGCGGTGATCTCCCGGTTCCAGTCGGCGACGCGCTGCGCGCCCGTATTGAAACTCTCGGCGACTTCGGCGTTGTGCTTCTTGATGATTTGCATCGCCGTGTCGAAGTCTTTGATCTCCCGGCCGGCGATCTGCGTCGCGCGGGTCAGGACATCCATGCCCGCCGCCGTGCGGGCCGCCGTGAAGCCAGAGAACGTATCGACCACGCCCGCGATCGCTTTATCGAGCCCCGTGAATTCGAGGGCCATCGTCGTGATCGCATACGTGGCCGTGCCCACACTCGCCGCCAACCCGAGCGACCCCCAGAGGCCCAGCTTCTCGAACGTGACGCCCGACACGTTCCCCAATTCTTGAATCGCCCGAATCTGCGGGCCGATATGGACGCCGAGGGCGGCGAGGGTTTTATCGGCCACGCCCAGGCCTTCGCTAAACTCGCCCATCGCGCTGTCGGCGTGTCCCGACGCGCCTTCAAGGTCTTTCAATTTCACAACCGACTTGTCGATCTCGAAATGGAAGTCCGAGAAGTCGGCCGTCATCACGCCGGAGAGTTGCGCCATTAGACGTGCGCCTCGTCCGCTTGCCGCGCGTTTAGATCTTCGATGAGCACTTCATACACCGCCTGCGGCAACGCGCGAATGTCGTCGTAACTCATGCCCATGATCTTGCACAGCGCGAGCGTGGTTCTCATGCGAGCACGGGATCCGGGGTCGTTTTTTTTTCCTCGACGACGCGCCGATTCGCGCGGAGGTGCGGCGCGAGCGCTTCGACAATCTCGTCCATCGTCGCCGTATCGAGGTTGCGCAACGTGGCGCGCCGTTCGTCGAGCGATTGCATGGGACTGTAGGGGATCGGTTCGTTCCCCGCGCCCACGAACGACCAGCCGACGAGATACGCGAGGATGACCGGCAGCGTGCGCGGCGGCGGTTCGGCTTCGAGATCCAGCCCTTCGCCCGCGTTCAATTCTTTTTTGACCGTGATGAAGTCACCGTCCGAGAGCGGTAACCGCACCGACTCGGGCGTGACCATCCGACAGCGGCCCATGATTCGTCTCCTATTGTTCCGGGGATCCCAGTCGTGCCCACACGTTGGTATCGCCGATCGAAATCTCGTGCACGGGCCACGCCCAGTAGCCGCCGGCGCGCGGCGCCGTGAACAGCAGCGGGCGCTGTCGTGCTTGGAACTTATCGACGCGGGCGATCGTCGCGGTCAGCGTCCACACGGGATCGGCTTGCGATCGGGCCACGCGCCACGATCGCAAGTCGACGGCGATCCCATACCCCCACAGGATCGCCCCCTGCGTGCCGTGCACGGTGAGGGAATCGAACACGCGCGCCTACGCGTGAATACCCGCCACCCAGGCCGTGCCGTTCCAGTTGCACGTGCTCGCATCACCGAGGCGCATATATTGGCCCGTCACCCAGTTCGTGGCCGGGTTCGCCGTTTTCCCCGTCATCGCGGCGAGATTCGCGGGGGCCGCAGCGCCCGCTGGTGTGAACGTGCCCGGCGTGCCGGCCGTCGCGCCCGTCGCCACCACAACCGGCTTCATCGCGAAGGCGCCGGCCGCTTTCCACGAGC